AAGACAAGATTCTTGAGTACGAAGATTCGATAAGAAAAGCAACAGAAAAGCTCAAAGGAATTATCGGCGTGCAAAAGGCGACTGGTCGCGATGCTCACAGGTTGAAGAAAGAAATTATAGAGCTTAAGGGCGAGTTAGACCGTCTTAAGGGTACATATAAAATTAGAATTGAGTATGAGCAAAAAGGGTACAAGTTTGGCGAAGGTGGCGCTATGGAGGAATTCACAGTTGGAGATATTGTTTATGGAGGACCGGCAGGTGCTCGCGCAAGACCGTTGCGCAGGGTTGACGGCACGCCTCTGGATGGGGTGACTGACTTCAAGGGGCCGACTGTTGACACGGCGGACTCCGAGGGCAAAAAAGCAGCCCGTGACGCGGAACGCCGCGCTGAGGAGATCGCAAGCCTTAAGCGTGCATTGGCTTTGGGCGAAGCAAAAGGGCGCATCTTCGAACTCGAAGAGCGGATAAAAGCGACAGGTATTGCGATTGTTGATGCTCAAAATGAAAACAACTTTGCTGCGCTGAGGCAGCTTCAAGGGCTCGAAAGGTCTTTGGAATATGAAAAGAGAAGAGCTGAAATTGTCACACAGTACAATGCAAAAATGCGGGAAATTAAAGAAACCTCGGAGGGTGAAATTCGTGACTTAAAAGAAAAGCTGGCATCTCAGGAAAGAAGTCTTGCTCTACAAAGGGCTGAGGTTGAGCTGAATGCTCAAAACGTTGCTGCACAGCAGCAGTTGACTCAGCTCAAAAAAGAGCAAAGCAAGTCATTCGAGCAGCAGTTTACTGATCGCCAGCGGGAGCTTGGTCTTGTTTCTGAGCTTCAGTACAATGAAATTCTGATGGCTCGTGAGCTCCAGAGGCTTGCAGGTATCGAAGGCTTGACTCCAGAGCAGCGTCAGCGTGGTATAGAGCTTTACCGCCAAGAGATCGATCCAACCCCATTTGAATCGATGCGGCAAAACATCACCAAACTCAAGGATGAGCTGCGTGAACTGGTGGATCCGATAAATCAGATTACCAGCGCCGCCACAGCAATCGGCGACGCATTTTCGCAGTCGTTTGCGGATGCGATCAGTGGCTCGAAGACTGCGAAGGAAGCGTTGGCTGATTTCTTCAGCAGTGTTGGGAGCTATTTCCTTGATATGGCCAAGCAGATCATCGCCAAGATGATCCAGATTGCAATTTTGAACACATTTGCAAAAGTTCTGCCTAGTACGAACTTGACCACCAGTTCCGGTGTGGGTCTTTCTGCTGGTGCAGCTACTCAGTCTGGATTTAGCATGGGCTCTTCTTTGGCGTCAATGTTTGCCAACGGCGGCATCATGACCGAAAAGGGTCCGCTTGAGCTGAATCGCTATGCGTCTGGCGGCATTGCTCGCGGTCCGCAGCTTGCAATGTTTGGCGAGGGACGAATGCCTGAAGCGTATGTTCCGCTGCCAGACGGTCGAAGCATTCCTGTTACGATGGAAGGAGGTAAAACTTCGACAAATGTCGTGGTTAACGTTGACGCTAGCGGCACCAGCGTCCAAGGCGATGATCGCAGGGGTAAAGAGTTTGGCAACGCCATTTCTGCTGCTGTTCAGGCAGAATTGATCAAACATCAACGCCCTGGTGGCCTACTAAATCGCTGATCATGGCAACTTTCGATGACGCTACTGTTGGTGCAAATGTCGCCCCTGATTTTGAAGCAAGACGAAAGTCAGCGCCAAATGTAAGGAGCGCTCGGTTTGGCAGCGGATACGAGCAGCGCACCACTTTTGGCATCAATCAGAACCCCAAGGAGTGGTCGCTTGAATGGCGCTATCGTACAGCGGCAGACACTGCGGCAATTGAAGGCTTTTTTGATGCCAGGGGAGGTGTCGAGGCTTTTGACTGGACGCCGCCAGATGATACGCAATCATATAAATGGGTGTGTCAGCAGTGGGAGAAGACAATGACTGTTCCTAATCTTTCAACAATTACCGCAACCTTTAGACAGGTATTTGAAGCATGAGCACTCCTCAGTCGATTCAGGAACAGCTTCAATCGCTTGAACCATCGGCGATCATCGAGTTGTTTCAGCTGCAGTTGACCGCTGCCGTCAACGGGATTGATACGACGTTTTACTTTCACGCTGGCACGAATGAGTTGTCGGCTGATATCGTCTTCAATCAGATCACCTACACCGCATTCCCTATTGAGGTTGAAGGATTTGAGGTGACGAGTAAGGGTACGCTGCCACGTCCAACGATGCGTGTCGCCAATGCGAATAACGCAATCTCGGCGTTGCTTGTGTTGTACAACCCGCTGCAGGCAAAGGTCACGCGAATCAGAACATGCAAGAAGTTCCTTGATGCGGTGAACTTCTCGGGTGGAAATGCAACGGCTGACCCGACGGCAAAGTTTGAAGATGAGATTTGGTACATCGATCGTGTTGCCAACGAAAATCCGCAGCTTGTTGAATTTGAATTGACAAGCAAGCTTGATCTGACGAATCTTGCGTTACCGCGTCGTCAGGTGCTTGAGCATTGCCCATGGCAATATCGCGGTGCTGAGTGTGGATACAGAGGCCGGAGATACTTTGACTTGAACGATCGTGCTACTAACGCAGCCAATGATCAATGCGGCAAGCGTTACACGAGCTGCACCCTGCGCTTTACCAGTGGCCTGTTGCCGTTTGGAGGGTTCCCAGGTGCAAGACTTCAGGCTTGATTTTGAGAAACATGCACGGCAGGAGTGGCCGAAGGAAGCGTGTGGTGTGATCGTCGACGGGAAGTATTGGCGCTGCCGGAATATCGCTGATAATCCTACCGAAGACTTCGTCATGGATCCTCGTGATTACGCTTTGGCGTCGTTTTACGGCAAGGTTGAAGGCGTTGTGCATTCACATCCTCGTGGTGGCATCGCAAGCGCTGTAGATCATCGTTCATGCAGCCAGACTGATCTACCGTGGTATATCTGGTCAATGCCGGACGAGAAATGGATCACTATCGAGCCCTGATCGGTCGCAGGTGGGAATACGGGATTAATGACTGCTTTTCGCTTGTGCGTGATTACTTCGCATTGAAAGGCGTCGTATTACCTGATTTTGATCGCCCACCAATACTTGATCGCTGCGAAAGCATCTTTCTGCAACAGGCTGAACGCATTGGATTTAAGCAGGTGCAGTACTGTCGCAGGCGCCCTGATGATGTGCTGATCATGCGACTCGGCACGAAGACGCCAATGCACGCGGCGATCCTGCTGCCTGACGAGCAGATCCTGCATCAACGTCAAGATTCCCTTAGTGCGGTCGAGCCGTTGAGGAAGTATTATGTTGACAGGATTGCAGCAGTATTCAGGTATGCAGCAGGTCGTCCGACTGCTGGGTGATCTGGGCGAGCGTTATGGCGCCGAGCACACCTACTACGATCTGCGGACCCCTGCGGATGCTGTCAAGCTGCTGTGCATCAACATCCCTGAGCTGCAGGAAGAGCTGATTCACGCGCATGAGCATGGCATTGGCTATCGGCTGATTCAGGCTGATACGGATCTTGGATATGAGGATCTGCATCTGCCGATCGGGAGTAATGACTTGATCTTGACGCCTGTCATCGTTGGTAGCGGCGGTGGCGGTGGTGGTTTCGGGCAGATCCTTGCCGGTGTTGGTTTGGTTGCATTCTCGATCCTTACCGCAGGCGCAGGAGCAGGCTTCTTAGGTCTTGGTGCTGGGTTGACCGCTGGTTTTTTCACGCTGGGTTCTGCTGCTTCTGTCGCCATTGGTGCAATCGGCACCAGCTTGATTCTTGGCGGTGTCTCGCAGATGCTTTCACCGCAGCCTGTGGTGCCCAATGTCGGTGGCCTTGGTGGTGCCAATCGCCTGAGCAGCGGGGATAGCATCAGCACTGATGGCCCGCAATCGATCACACGCGGCACAGATGGCAGGCAGTCCTATGCCTATACCGGTGCTGCTAACACTGTTGGCGTCGGTGCAACGATCCCTGTGGCGTACGGGGAAGTTTTGATCGGTAGTCACCTGCTCAGCGCGAATGTTGACGTGACCGATGAATCCGATCCTTTGACAACGGCGATCAAGGAACCTGGCCCTGACACGATGCTGATTGGTGGTGAAAAACTCGGATATTCGGCAACAGAAGCATCGGGATTGCGTAGTCGCAGATGGGAATACAGTCAGGTCAAGTTCTCGCCTTCAATATCCGCTCAACGCACGCTGTCTCTGTCCGATGGCAACGAAGTGCAGATGCCAAATAGAAACGGTTTTGACAACATCAAGGCCGATAACTATCAGGTGTTTTTTGAGCTTGATCGCGGTTTGTTTGATTATGTGAGCGGCGCTGGCAGTAGCCTTGTTGATGGATTTATTACATATCAAATTGAGGTGATCACTCAGCTTGACGATAATCCGAATCAGGTGACTGCAAATGTGCAAGGAACGATTCAGGGCCTGATCACTTCAAGCCAGCCATATCGCTGGATGCACTACATCCGTTACGCCAGATTTGATGAAGAGATTGAAGAAGGCATTCAGACTCGTGTGAAGATTGTTGATTTCAGGGCCAACTCGTCGTGCCGTCTTCGCGTGATTAACAACGGCTACGATCAATTCTTCAACTCTAGCCAGAATCAAGTGTAGTCATGGCGTTAAATTCCACTTCCGTTATTCGCGTTGTTGACCTTCTTTGCGAGGGGCCGATTGCTGGTCTTGTTGGTACAGAAGAAGGCATTTATCTTGATGAAACGCCGATTCGCACAGGTTCAAGCCGTAACTTTGCCTCTGCTGATGTTTCCTACGATTTCAAGCCTGGTGGCCGTACCCAATCACAATTAGCGCAGGGCAGGAATGGAACCTCAACCGTCAATGATATCAACACCGAAATCGGCGAGAACTACAGC